TGTTCTATAACATCACCTATTGGTTCTTGACATAGTGGACAGTTCATTTTCTTCCATGTGCTAAGTATAATGCAAACTCCATTGCAGTCATTCCATCTTTATAGATTGGTGTAATTGGTGTAGACTTTAATTTCTCTTCAGTCTCTTTAATTAACTTTTCAAACTTAGATTTCTCAGCACAAGGTGTTCTTAGCTGATCATTTATGTTATTATAATGCATGAGCAATAGCTCAAGCGTCTTGCGGCTAAACTCCTGCTTCAAAACTTCTCCATTTAATAATGTTACCAATGTTCTGATGTCTCCAACGTATGGTAGACATTATCTCTTCTAAAGTTTCAATAAGAACTTTATCGTATTCAAGTGCTGCTTGAGATTTTTGTATATCAGTATCTGCATCATAATAATAATTCATATCACCCTTCAGTGGCTTATTAAGACCACCGAAAGGGTCATACTCCCAGTTAAATGCATCAATCTGATCTTTAGATAATTTACCATTATAATATAACCATTTATCTTTAAGTAATGTTTTATAATCAAGATCTTTTTTCTTTCTACGCATCTTTGCAATGGTAAGTAATTCTAAATACTTACTATGTATGCGTGCCATCTTAATCGTGGTATCATCCAATTTCAAATCATCTATTATGGAATCTTCCTTCCACATTTCTAAAATCTGTTCAATATTCATAATAATCTAGTTATACTTATAATGGTTATATTATATCATATTTTTACCTAATGTACATAACTTGCAATTAAACTCATCATTGCATACATAAAGCTTAGCATGAATACCATACATGCGGTTGTCCAAAGTACTAGTTTAGTTTCCATATATTGTTTGAATTAATACATTTGTAATATCATACGGGTTAGCGTTTGATGCCGGTCTTCTATCTTCTAAATAACCTGATTTATAATTGTTGTTTACAGTTTCAACAGGGATTCTTATACTTGCGCCTCTATCTCCTTCACCATAAGAAAATGTATGTATATCCTGTGTCTCATGTAATCCAGTCAATCTTTGGTCATTATCTTTTCCATATACAGCAATATGCTTATCATGGTTATCAGAAAGTTTTTCACATATATCTACAAATAATTCAACATTAGAATCATTTCTCATTTCAGCTGTAGAAAAGTTTGTATGCATACCTGATCCATTCCAATCACCTTTACGTGGTTTAGGTTGGATATTAATATCATAACCATGTTCTTCTGCAACTCTCTCTAATATATATCTGCTCATCCAAAGGTCATCTCCAGCATTCTTAGCACCTTTACTAAACACTTGATATTCCCATTGTCCTAATGCAACCTCAGCATTTGTTCCAGTAATATTAATATCTGCATTAATACATTTAAGCATATGCTCTTCAACAATCTTTCGACCAGCAACTTTACTTGCACCTACTCCACAATAATAAGGTCCCTGTGGTCCAGGTTCTCCTTCTGCCCATCCGAGTGGTCTACCATGACCATTCATAATAAAATATTCTTGCTCAAATCCAAACCAATAATCTTTTGAATCTTCAAACTCTATTGCAGATCTTTTTTCCGTATCACACATAACAAGCCATCCATTAAAATGGAATGGGTTAGGATAGATTTTAACGGGGGTAAGTATGCAATCCGAATGATCGCCAGGGGCTTGGCCGGTAGATGAACCATCATACGACCATTTTGGTATACGATCTAATTTACATAGATCTCCTTCAGCAATTTTTATTTTACTACGTAATTGCTCATCGGCATCTAGCCATACGTATTCTAGTAATGTTCTCATATATATTCCTTTTCTCTGTTAAAAAGGACTTCGTTGTCATGTGGGAGCTTCGTTGCCCTATTTATTTATACAAATTCGTAATAGGAATATTGAAAGGTAGCAACTGCAGTAAGATATTCTACATCAGTTGTTGTGATATCAAATGGAAGAGATGAAAGACTTGTCGGGTAAGCATCTACAAATTTGATTTGTTTTGTGACATTATTTGCTGAATTCATTACAGTAAGTGTCATATCACGATAATGATCTGAACTTGTGGTTGTGGAATGTTTTGTTTCTACATTTGATTTCATCCAATCAAAGATCTCTTTATAGTTTAAAAGATCTTCATCAATAAGATATGATATTTCAAATGAACCAAAGTTAATTTTATCACCAGCCCTACCTACATTTATTTGTTTAAAATTTACTGGTGCACCTTCAACTGATACATCTGGAAGGATCATTGTTTGAATCGTAAATTCTGCTCCAGAATAAGACTGGCTATCTAGGGTTAGAACAAACGACGATGGATTTAAAAAGTTTGGCATAATGTTATTTATATAAAAAAAGCCCACCGAAGTGGGCTTCTTTGTGTATATTTAGAAAATTACAGGTTAGTAACCTTACGCTTTCTGTAGTATACGTTGTTTCCATTACCCGCAGTAACGAACGGATTGTCCGCAATACCGTAACGAGTCTTGAATCCGATTCTTGGTTGGAAATCATTCTCACCAATTGTCTTCATCATGCTTAATGGAACGTATGGGCAGTAGAACATACCAGCGTCATATGGGTTAGTACCCTTATAACCAACTGTGAAGTAGTCTACACCTGCATATGGGTCAACATAAACTTTAATGTTGCCATTTAAAGTACCAGCAAGTAGTGATCCAGTTACATCTGAATCCATTTGCTGTGCACCTAATGCACCCATGCCAGTATCCATAACGCCAGCAGCATTTAGAGCCGCAGCAACGTTGTTAGATACCATTACCCAGTTACCCTTTCCACGACGAGTAGAAACAGCAATCGCGTTAGCTTCATGCTCAATTGCTTGAACTAGAGCTTTGTAACGCTCAATTGACCAACGAGCACCACCGTTATCAGTAGCGTTAGTTGCATTAAAAGTACCAGCAGAAGCACCGCGAGTTGACGTAACAGAGTTAACGTTAACTAAACGGATAATCTCACGATTCATTTCAGCCAAAATTTCAGTTGAAAGGATATTCGCAAGCTCTGTCTCAGCAGAAAGACCATGAATAGCTTTAAGGTCTTGTGCTAATTCAGTTGTGTACTCAGCTTTAAGAGCACGAGACTTTGCAGTCACAGTAGTCTTATCAATTGAGAATTGCATCTCAGGGATAGCAGGCGAACCTGATGTACCTTGAGCTTCAGCAGTAGCCGTAGCGTTACCAGAACCTGGTTGATACTCATGAACAGTATCTGAGTCGTCACTAGAAGTATCTTCAGCAGCAAACGGATCGTTTGAACCTTCAGAACCAGTGTCTCCAGATAGTGCACCTGAGTATTCAGTGTTAGCTTCGTCAAACAATGCCTCAGCACCAGCGGCGTGAGTACCAGTTCTACCAGCAGAAGTATACTTTGCTTTCATAGCAAAGATAAGGCCAGTAGGTCCAGTCATTGGTTGAACACCAACTAGGTCAAATGCTAACATAGCAGGAGTCGCACGTCTAACCAAAGAGATTAGAACTGGATCCCAGTTGTTAACATTACTAGTAGCGTTAGCAGCAGCAGCTTCATGCAATTGTGCAGCTTCTTCTTGAAACGCTTTTTCTTGGTTCTCAAGGACAACAGCAGTTACTTGACGCTTGTGAGCGTCTTTGATGCTGCCAACACCTTCAGAATCAAGTACAGGAGCCCATTTTTCCTGTAATTGTTGTCTATTAATTTCCATTTAAAATTCTCCTATGGATTATTTAGTAGTGCGCTCGATTGCGCTTAGATATCTCTTCATAGTATCAGAAACATCTTGTTCTTGTGTATCCTCAGTAATAGCGTCCACTTCTGGAGTTGCTTCTACCGCGGTATCTTTATTAAGGTAAGATTCCTTAATTGTCGCTACTTTAGATGCAAAAGATTCGTTATCATCAGCTTCAACAGCCTCTGCTAATTCTTTTACTTTTGCCGCTTCAGTTGCCGCTAAACCTTCACATGCTTCAGCTACGATTTCCTTACGTTGGTAAGTTTTAACTTGCTCAGCAAGTTCCATAGCTTGGGCAGTTGCGTCATTTAATTGAGCTTTAGCATCTTTAGCTTCTTCAGATAGTGCATCTAAGATGTCACCTTTATCTTCAGGAACGTTGATGTGATGCTCAGCAAATAACTGGCCTAGTGAATCAATGAATGACTCAGTGATTTCAGACTTCAAAGAATGCTCAATTGCAACTTCGTTATCTTTCATCCAGTTTTCAACTACATATGTTAAGTAGCCGTCAACCTTATCAACTAAATCTTCTTTAATAGCTTCAACTTCACCTGCTAGATCAGAAGCATATCTCTCTTCTAATTTTGCAGTTTCAGAAATGATTTTTGATTGCAGTGCAGCTTCAAAAATAGTCTCAGCTTTGGCTTTGAAACCTTCAGATAATGTATCTTCGTCTTTAATTAACGCATCAACATCTTCTTTAAATTTCTTTTCCATTACGTCGCCTTCAGAACCGTCATCAGCTTTGACTTTCTTCTTACTAGTCTTCTTAGCTTTAGGCTCGTTGGCTTCTTTCTTAGACTTTCCTTCTTCTACATCGCCTTCATCCTCATCACCCATGTCGTCCTCTTCTTCTTCATCGTCTTCGACCTTAGCTTTTGCTTCGGCTTTCTTCGCTGCTTCAAAGATGGCGTCAAGGCCCTCTTTAGACATTCCTGTCATAGAGGCTTGTATTGCTGATACTGTACGAGCTTCCGTAAGAGGTGCTTCAGGAGTCTCAATGACTTCTTCAGCTTCTACTTGCGTATCCTCTACGATAACCTCTGCTACATCTTCAACAATTTCGTCTTTTTGAACTTCAGACATTATGTTTTCTCCTATAGAGATTATAGTTTAGAGAGGAAATGCTCAAAACCTGCGATCTGTTGCTCTTCCGAGAACGTCTCTTTAGATTCTTTCACTTCTGTCTCACCTTCTTCAATTACCTTAACGAAATGACCAGGTCTATCCTGCTCAAAAGAAACACCTTCCATAATGCCATTTACATAAGCATTAGGGGCAGATGGATCTTGAACGATATCAACTGTGTTTAGCATAAAATCATCTGCTACATAGTTGGCACCATTCTTCATTTCAAGGCTTCCCATACCACGACTTGACACTCCTAATTGAACACCACCTTCGACAAGACCTTTTACAATCTGTCCCATAGGGGTATCTAAAATAAGTGCTTTTCCCATCACATTATTACCATCCCAATTAAGTTCGGTAATTCTGTGAGAAACTTTATCCAAATTAATGGAAGGACCATCAGGGTGATTTAGCTCACCAACTGCACGTCCTGTAATTACTTGCTCGTTAACGAATTTGTCAACGGCCTTTGTAAGAACTTCTCTAGTATAAATTCTACCATTCTTGTTCTTATTCTCAGCTTGCATGAAGACGCCTTCAAGTACGACATTCTTCTTGCCAGTTTTCTTATCCTCTTGGATAGAATAACCTAACTGATTCTGAGTATATTCTGTGATTAACTTCATTTATGCTCCCATTAATTTGATGAATTCTGTTACTGCTTTCTCAGCAGATGCTTGATCTTTATATGAATCAAGCTTGAGACCGTCTATATACAGATTAAACTTCTTACTTCCCGCTTTCTGCTGTGTTATAACCGCGTCTACGTTTTTCTTTTTGCCAAGCTTTTTCATTTGCTTGACTACTTTTTCTCCACCACCGAGCTTTAATTTAGCTTCTAATACCTCATTAAATGATTCCTTAAACGTCAGCATCCGCTTCAACTTCTCCTGTTACTTCGACTTCAGTCTCCGCAGCAGGTTCTTCAACTGCAGGAGCGTCATCAGATGCTCCATACATTTTAGAAGCAACTTCTTGTTTATGATTATCTAATGCGTCAATCAATTTATCATGCATAATACTATTAAAAGTATTGTTGCTTGCTTGCGCATCACCCGATTTTATATTATCAATTAAGTCTCTTGTGCTCATAATCTCTCTGTTAAGTATTTATAAAAATGTTTATTTCCAGTAAACTTTTTGTATACAATATGTTTATATAGCAGCATTACTCAAATCAGGGTTAATATCACCCGGTTCTATAGGATCTTCTTTGTTATCCTTAGCGATTTGTTTAATAGCCTCATCATCCAATTTAAGAATATTTCTACGTACCCAGTCTTTAGACCAGAACGTACCAATATATTCATCCATCATTTGTAGAGTTTCTATACGTTCTTTAAGGATTTCAGCATCCTTAAGTTCAGCATAATAGTTATCTCTGGAAAACTCAACTACTATATGTTCACGGATATTTACCCAGTCACTTGGCACAATAATCTTTTTAAGGATTAATTGCCTTTTCAGTGCTTCATAGAATAGTGTTGAGAATTTATTACGAATACGATCAATAAATTTCTGGAATTTAAGTTCGTCACGCGTAATTTCTGAAGATCGACCGATAGAAAATGCATCTGCTTCAGTCAATCTTGACATAGGTATATTTAAAGACCTATATAATTTGTTTTGGAAGTATTGAATATCTTCAATCTCACCTAGATTTGAACCACCTGGAAGAGTATCGATTTCAGTACCACGACCACCCTCTCTACGTGGTAACCAGAAGTCTTCCATAATATTACGATGAACTTTCTCATCTTTAATATTACCTGTAGAAGGATCATATACGATCTTGTTACGATATCTATTCATCGTATTATTCAAATATTCTTCTGCTTTACCTTTAGGTAGATTACCAACGTCTATATAAAATATACGTCTTTCAGGTGCTCTCGATATACGATAGATGACAAGCGAGTCTTCCATCATACTTAATTGGTTAATAGGTTTAAGGGCTTTATTTAAGTAGCCAATAACCTTATTGCGTTCTTCGTTTAATAGACCTGAGTTAACCTGAATAATAGAATCAGGATTAATACGTAATCCCTCACCAGACTGTGTCATCTGATCATCTTGATACAAATAATATTCTTGTACATCTCTTACAAGATCAGCGCCAGTCTTTGGATCTTTAACCTTCTCAGTTTCTTTGACCTTACGAATCTTTGTAGGATCTATCTGCCTTAATTCAATTATACCTGCTTCGGTCTTATTCGGATTAATAATAACATGATAGAACAAACGTCCATCAATATACCAACGTCTAAATGTATCGTATGCCGTATTCGAGAAGTTAGTTAAATTAAGAATTCTTTGGAATTCATCTTGTATAAGATCTTTAACTTTATCTGCTTGGTCTAAGTTATCAAGATTTAATTTAGCAATAATACCGCCTTCATCTGTAATAGCTTCATTACATATATCTTCAATAGCCATATCCACTTCAGGATATGTGGCTACCGAACGGTATTTCATGATTAATTCTTTGTCGTTTTTATACTGATCTCCATTGAGATCCATATATTGACCAAAGTATCCACCGGTTGGTGATATCTCGTATGCACCATCCTCGTTGTCTGGTGTAAACGATACAGGCTTTTTATTTGTTTCTATTGATTTTCTTTTAAATTCAAAACCAAATAGTGATCTGCTTTCTGCCATAAAATTTTTATTCCTTTAACACTCTTTTCTAAATATTATTTATAACACTTAGAAAAGAGTGCCCGAAGGCACTCCTTAATGTTATATCGATGATTTACGTTGTCTTATTAGACTCCCAGTATTGTACTTGAAGTTCAACTTCAAACTCTTCAATAGCATTCTCACTATCATAACTTAGTTCAATTGCACCTAAGTTAGTAGGGAAAGTACCACGAATGTTATAAGTTTTCTCTACTGTACCATCTTTATCTAGTTGTTCAACTATCATATCAGCCATATAAGAACTAGGTTGTGTTAAACCTGTATTCTGTTTATGTTGATTGATACCATTCATCCACTGTTCAAAAGAATTACGTACATTAAAGTCCGTATCATTAATAATAGTAACTGACCATGGATCAAACGTTCTATCACCAGCTATCTGCAATTGACGACCCCTAAAAGGAACCGTAATTGGAGCAATTGTGCTTGCCGGCATTGAAGTCGCTTTACACATGTAAGATGCCAACTCAACATTCGCAGTTACATAGCTTGGAAAAGCCATTGTTACTTTGAATAAATTAGGTCTAGCACCGCCACCAACTAGCTTGGCTTTCATATCATCTACGCCTAATATTGCCATCTTTAATTACCTCCCGCGATTTCACTAAACTCAACCCCAGTTCGTGTAGCAATGAAGTTAAGTGTAATGTAGTTAATAGATCTTGCAGGTTTAATGAAAATGTCAGCAACAAACTTATTAGAATCTATAATAGCACCAGTGTTATTAGTACCATCACAAACAACCTTAAAGTCTGTAATACCTCTACGACCCTGAACATCTCTTAAGAAAGGCTCAACCATATTTCTAAATTGTGCCCTCGTAAACTCATCATTAAATTCGAATAATGATGCTTTCGATGCTGTACTTACTGCCTCCTCAAGAACAATGAATAGTCTCCTAACATTAATTCTATCGAATGCACTTGGCTTAGCTAGTAATGTTTTATCACCAAACAGAACAGTTCCTTGACCTGGGAAAGTAACAACTGGGTTTACACCCGTCTTGTATAATGCATCTCTTTCCGCTTGGTTAGGGTTCCATGCTAGTTTAGTAACGTTACGAACATTACCTCTTGTAAATCCAGCCGGTGAGAACCATGCATCAGCAACTAAATCAGCGTTTGCTGTTAGTCCCGCTGTTGATCCTGCCGCACAAATCCAACGATATACATCATTGTACTTGTCATACACATATAGAGAACTTGAATCTGCAAAGCCATAAGACGTTGAAGTTAAAGCTGTTCTCCATGCTGCTACAGATGTAGCCGGTGCCGCTGCGTTTACTGTAGCCGCTCTCTCAGGAGAGACAAAGCCTACCGCATCTTTTCTTGCTGCCGTTAAGGCAGTTATATAATTACTTAATGTTCTTGTATCAGCTGAACTCAAACCTGAGTTTGCTTGGAACACTAAGTTAACATCTACTGTCTCTGCATCAGAGAAGAGATTGTATGCTGCTGTAGTTTCACCTACAGTTAGCGTGTTGTCATCAATACCACCAGTTAATGCAACGAAAAAAGAAGCCACAGTAACAAACGCATTGTTTGTAGCTGATTGACCTGCTTTACTCATTGATGATTTGTGATTACCGACGAAGATCCAATCGGATCCTTGATTGATAACATCTTTATAGTATAGTGTAGAACCATCAGATGATTTAACATCGCTGGCTTGTGACAAATAAGTCCAATATTCAAGTACTGTTCCTACCGTACCTGTTATTGTACCATCTACGTCATAAACCCATAAATGCATTTCATCATTTGAACCACCAACTGCAGCTGCTCCCGCAGTTGTTCCTGGCGCACTTTCAACATGGCTTGCTTGCCACGCTGTCATTGTTTGACCAGCAGTGATGATCGATACTCCTACCGCATTACCTATAGTACCAGGGTGACGAGCTTGTACGTAATCTGCCGCCGCTGGTGATTGACCGTCAAATACGGTCTTGTTTTGTGTTAGAATTCCAGTACCTGACGCTGTCGCGTTACGTGCTGAAGAACCAACTGCTCTAACAACTTTTAGATTGTTGCCATAGCTTAAGAATTGACTAGCAGACAAAACACTTTCGAACGTGCTTGCATCTGGCTCGCCAAACTTATCAACCAATTCTGTTTCCGATGTAACAGTAGTAATCTCATCAGCGGGGCCCCACTGGAATGCTCCAGCCATGGCTCCTATAGTAGACGATACTGACGGAACGACATTGGTCAAATCGATTTCTTTTACCTGTACTCCAGGCGAAACTAGATTAGCCATCTAAACTCCTTCATGTTAATTATAAGATTTATCATAATACGTGCATTTCTCAATATACTTATTTATACTTATTAAGGTTTATAGGTTTCCCAGCCTGCCCCAAACGGATGATGACCGTCTTCTCTTTCAGGCATAATACCTACTGGTATGACTTCATCTTCTAATTGTTGTACTTTTTGCTTATATAATAGGTGTTTCATATTAATATCAGTTGATTCAGCAAAGAATGGTGTAGATGTAAACCATCCAAACATCACTAAATTCATCATTAAATCATCATATGAGTTAGAATCTGCTTGGTAAGATCTACCTTTTGCTACAAATGTACTCATTTCTCGTATAGTTTCTTCATCTTTTACAATAAGTTTCTTTTGTTCCATAATGTCACGAAGGTTAGAACATCCGATTCTTTTAACTTTACTTGTCATTGTAACACCGATTGCATTTGCTTTTACCATAGATTCTACAAATACGTTCTCATATTCTAAATCATAATATAAACCATTACATACAACTTGGCCTGCATCATTTGATTCAACTATTACATGAGCCTCATTATAATGTGTAGCATATTTGTATAATAAATCGGGGAATAGTAAAGGACTTATCATATTATCTCGATATGTACATACTTGTACGAATGGGTTTACACTTATATCTATAATTGTAAATGTAGAATAGTCTTGGCCTCTTCCACGAGATACATCAACAAACATGAGGTAATTATGATCTTCCTCAGGATGGTCAAAGATCTTTACACTATTAAATATTTCTAATGGGTTTGTAGATCTTAACGCTAATAATACATCAGCAGATATTAAAGTATTTCCTGTGCCGTGAAAACTATTACCAAATTCTTGGTCAAACTGGAGTTCAGATGTATTTTCAATAGTCATTCTTTTCCATTCTTCATCTCTTCCTGGCACATCCCACCAATCTACACGAGTCGGTGTAAATTCATTTGTACCTTGAACAGCACCTTCATATAGTTTATGATACATATTACCGATACCATTTGCTGTAGACGTGATAATAATTTTAGATGTTTTACCAGATGAGATAACTGGATATGTTGATGTATAGAATTCTGCAGCGTTATCTACAAATGCAAACTCATCAAGATATACAAGGTTAAGTGACATACCACGAATAGAGCTTGATGAAGTAGCAGCCGCTACAATTCTAGAATTATTACTAAACCCTATAGACTTCTTATTCAGTGCAGTACATCCTGGTTGTAAAAAGAATGGTAGATTTTCTAACATCAGAGTAATACGTGCTAACATCTCCCTTGCAATTGCTTCTTTATTCGCAAGTACACCTACAACTTGTTCCCCTTTAAAGATAGCAAACCATAGAAGATACGCGACCACAGCAATGGATTTACCACTCTGGCGGCATGCCAGAACTATATTAAAGCGATGGGCCGTAAAAGAGTCAAACATTTTCTCTTGATACGGGTATAGATCAAAGGGTATTAAACCTTTGTCGAGGTGGATTACTTTACAATACTGGCGTGCGAAATACTTAGGGTCGTTCAAACACTTTGCGTATTCTTTTAATTCCTCTTTAGTCCATGCGTGTTCTACATCAGCACCCCGAACATTCGGATTGCCTAAGTAGTTTGTTTCTCTCATTTATCAAATAAGTCCGGTTCTGTTTCTATTACCTTTTCATCACGTAACATCTTTTGTAGCTCAGCTGTTGAGCCAATAAAAACATTGTTGTTAGTTGCTCCTTGAGTAAGTGCAGGAACATCATCTTCTTTATCTTGTTCCTTTTTACTTTTGTGGAGTTTAAGAATCTTTTCGCCTATCTCAGCGTTATTTTTGATTAATTGACCAAGTACTTCGAATGCACGTGGGTGCTCTGATTCACGAGCAAGTTCTAACATCAGCTCAATAGCTTCGTCACCTTGCTCGGATAAATCAAATAAATCTCTACGAACTCTCTCGTAGTCCGAATCGACTTTATTTTTGGTGCCAGTCGATATGCGCTTCTGGATTCTCGTCTCCGTGCTCATGGTCGTCGTCGTGTTCCTGTGGGTTTTCATAATATGTATTCCATAATTCTAATACACCATGCTTCGTGCGGCTTTCTTCTTTATTGCCACCTTCATATGGTATAGCTAATTGTTCTTCGATAAGACTTTGGTTAGCATCTTTGCCATTAACCTCAATCGTACCAAGTACTCTTCCGAATTTACCTTTCTCCATATCTTCGGTTACTAGAGTAAAATGGCCATCAGCTTCTGCCAATAGTTCAATTAATCTGTGTTTAGCAGCAAGCCCCCATGATTTCTCTGCTAAATTTCTTGTTCTACTCTCAGGTGTATCTATACCCATTAAACGGATTCTATCCCTCATGAATACAGAAAAACCTAATTCTATATCTGCATCGATGGTATCTCCATCAACAACTTTTACTAATCGTGCATTAAATCTAAACATTGTATTCTCCTTAATCTTCTACATCAAAAAAGTTAATCGTTTCAGTGTATGGTTCTTTAAAACCTCCAGCTCCATCACTTGTTGTAGTACCTACTATCTTTTGTTGCTCAAATTTATGAGTAGTAGGATCAGGATTCTCTGAATAATCAACTTCCGTAGTGAGAATTTGTTTGCTCTTACCAAGACCTCTATAATAACGAATACGAGTTGAGAAAGTTAACGTGTATATAATAGCTCTCCTCGTAATTAAATCACCCTCATAATCATCATTTAAGGCAACACTCTCTAAAATAATAGGAGTGTCTGTTGTAATATCCATACTTGGAATATCTTTTATTGTTACTGTATATTCTGGCTGGAACATTGGAAGTATCTGTTCTAATAATTGCAGAGCTTCATCTTGAGTTGCCGCCATAATATTTAATTCAAATCCAACTTTATAAACAGCGGGTGCGCCTAGTTTATGTAGTTGTAATGTATCTCCTGTTACAACCTTTTTGTAATTCTTGTGTTTAGATACACGTGCATTTGGGTCATAATCCATAGAAGATATTTCAAATGATAACCTTGGCAATTTAATTGCTAGCTTCGGATCACTTGTTTGTTCGTTTAAACGTGCAAGTACTTTACTTCTCGGCGCATAACCAAGAGGTACTTTAATTTCTCTAAGTATCTTACCACTAGAATCCTTTTTAACGACTTCCATATCGTTAAATATGCTACCGAATACCGATACCATTCTACGTGTTGATTCGTTATAAAAATGATTTTCAAACATTATGGGTCACCGAAAGGATTAGATTCTGTAAAGTCTATAACAGC